TAAAGGTTGAAATCTTCCGGAGGTTCGGCCATGACGTTTCCGTCTTTGCGGCATGCGTCGGCGAAAGCGCGAATCGCTTCGCCGGGAGTGCCGATGAAGTAAGGCCGATTGTATTTGTCTGCTTTGGAGTCGCGGACTGCGTATGCGTTAAGTTTCACTTTCATATCCTCTCTTTAGTCGTGCGAGACGCCTTTGCAATATTTCTCGCCGCGCGGCGAGACGCTCAGGCGTATTGTTTATGTCTGCTTTTGCTTTTTCCACTCGCTTCTTTTTTAAGGTAGCGAGAAGATCGGGATCACGTTTTTCGAGTTGGTAGTCGTAGAACTTTGGCGGTAGACATTTGACGCCGGATTCCATCGTGACCGCATCCGCGGGATAGACATCGGAGTGGAACTGATTGAACCACTCTGCGGCGATACCGGGATTGCGTGACATAGTAACATACTCGGGCTTTTTTTCTTGATAATAATCTTTTGCTCGCCATCCACCCATTTTTTTCATGATGTAACGGGCGACGTATGCGGCAGATTGATAGGTGACGTCGCCGATTTCGTGGATGCCGTGCGGCCAGAGTTCCTCGAGGATTTTTGAGGTGTATACATAGCACCCGGCGGGTGTTTTTCTTTTGAGTTCCTTGTCGGGGAAGTCGAAGTTGAATAGACAGGCATGATGATGCGGACGTCCGAACTTTTCGCCGTATTCTCCGCAATGGAAGTATTTGACCTCGCCTTTAGAGTTCCCGTAGAAACGCTTGCGTAGGCGTTTCATGAAGTCTTGGAAGTGGAATAGATGAAGTGAGTCCGTCGGATCGACGAGTTTTTTTTCTGAGAGTTTTTGGTACCGGCCACGGCCGGTTAGAGTCGCGATAGGACACGCATTACGAAAAGTAAGCGTGATGAAGGAATTGGGTTGGTTTTCGCGGGTTGTGGCTTCGTGCCAACAGCGGACCGCCCATTGGCGTGAGCGGTCAAGGCGGCACCCTTCACAGGAGCCGCAATGGACTTTGATTTTTTCGTATTCATGTCCGCCGAGCGAGAACGCTTTTGCGCGGGTGAACTTGACGATACGCTTGCCGGTTTTCGGATTTCGGACGGTTTCCGGCGAGAGAAAGGCATCCGAAGGCTGAAAGCACGGCAAGTATTACAGACGGCGGCCTAGACGCTGAATGCCTTTGCGGTTTGCGGGATGCTTGCGCTTTGCGGTTTTGGTGAAGAACTTGCGGTCCTTCTTTTGATTAGTGACTGCGTGACGGCGCATGGTTTCTCCTTATGCGGGTTGCGGTAGTATCGGAGGCGTCGGCCGTGCCGAGAACCGGGTTTGATGATTTACGAGAGATCGTGTCTGGTTTGATGCTTCGATATTTGCTTTTGCTTTTGATACTGCGCCATTCCAAACGCCGGTAAAGCCTGTTTTATCTGCGGCTTTTTTAACTAGGTCTTTTGCTTGACCCAAACTGACTTTTGCGAATCCGGGAATGCCGACATAGCCGGCGGCGGCTTGCGCATTGGCGGAGTTTAGATTCTGTTTTGTGCGCTCGGTGTTGACCATTTCTTTTGTAAGTTCCATTTCGTACTTGGATTTCAGAGCGGCGGTTGTGCCTGCAAGTACATTTTCTTGATGAGCGACATTTCCGGAGCCAGATGCTCCGGCGGGGGATGAATTGCCCCCTTTTGCGGCTAGGATTGGATTAATCCCTGCCTTTCGCATGTCTTCTACGGCGCGCTGATACTCGGTTGAAGCCATTTCCCGTTGGAATGCCATTTGGCGTTCCGCTTGGGAGTTTTCAAACGCCATTGCCTTGTCGGCCTGTTTGGCGTTGGACTTATTTCCGAGGATTCCGCCTAATAGTTCGGCGCCTCCGCCGATGATTGCGGATAGTATCTCGGCGCTCATTTAATTATCTTTCGTAACTTTGCGGTAGCGTCCCGTGAAGTACGCGAGGACGGTTGAGAGAGTCGTGATGGCGATTTCATGCCAGGGGAATGATCCGAAATCCATGTTATTCTCCTTTACGGTTTATCTCGACCCAACATTTGGTCGAGCAGTAGTAGTGTTTTGCCTCCGGGACTTCTCCCGGAGGGGTGATCGGTTTTCCGCAGTTATTACAGCTACACCGGACGAGGGTGTATTTTTTCATTTTAGAGACGCTCGAGTCCGGGGACCGAGAAGACCGGCATAGGCCGGACGACGCGGACGCGGAAGAACGAATCGAAGATGAAGTGCGGCTCGGTGTTGACCGCGATAACGCGCGCCATGGGCGGCGTTTCGGTGATGAACGTCGAGTTGAGTTCGGGCATTGATCCGAAGTCTTGAGCAAGATGCCACGCGGCAAGGGTCTGCGCGTGATTAGGTCTGAATAACCCGGTGACTTTGGATTGTGCGCGGCGATACTCGCCCCACCGTTCCTGATAGCCGAATACTTCGGCGTTGGTGGTGGCGTTTTCGGTGGCGTAGATTTCCTGTTTGAGGATCGCTTGCTCGCCGAGGTGTGCGAAGACGGGCATGTAGAAATCGTACCGATCCCGGCGCGAATACATGCGCGGGATGCCCTGCCAGTAAGTGAGCTCGGCGCGGGTTGAGACGATTCCGATGATGTACCCATGTTCGGAGAATGAGGCCGTGAAGCCGCCGCGCGGCTGGACCGTTCCGAATCCGGCCAAGTCGCCCATTGCGTTGGACGCTGCGGTCGGGGAGGTCTGCGCGATCGGCGTGATGATGAGGTCGGCTTGTCCGCCGCCCAGGAATTGCGGCCTCTGAAGGATTGCCATTGACGGGTCGTTGACGCCGTATTGTCCCATGAGGACTTCGGGGTAACGAGTGCCGGAGCGGGCATCGATTTCGAGAAGCTGTTGCGTCGCGAATGCTTCGCGAACGGTGTTGAGCGGGATGCCGGTTGCGGCCGAGAGGTCGACGCGGATGTTTGGATACCCGGCATTGTTCGGGTCTTCCTCCGCGTAGAACAGATTGTTGACGGCCGAATCGCCGATTTCGACGGCGTCGGCGTATGTGACCGTTCCGGTCCCGTCAGTTTCGAGAGCGGTGCGATTTGTGAGGTCGAATGCTTCGGCGGGGCGTTTGCCGATGCCGGTGACGGGGGCTGATCCGCCCATTGGGAGCGTGATTCCGGCTCCCTTTTGCGGCTCATCGAGAGCCGTGGTGAAGTAGTCTCCGCGTTTGCAACGATTGCGTATAACGTAGTCGGAGATTGTGTCGGGACCGTCGTCGGTGTCGACGACGAGTGAGTCTTGCATGGTCTGATCGCGGTACCACTCGTTGTAAATGAGGTTGTAGCACCTGGGGACGAGGTTGACGACTGAAAGGTCGTCGATTTCGGTTGGGATTCCGAGGTAGTCGTACATGGAGTACGCGGCGAAGCCGACGCCGGAACCGGCGTTGACGGTGACGATGGGGGTCTGGAAGTCGATGTTATCGGCGGGGTCGATCCGCTCGCCCATCATTTTGACGAAGTTGTCCCAGACGAGCCGGATAGGACAAAAGAAGAAGTGTATGTCCATTTTCATGTTGTCCATGATCGGGTAGATCGGGGTTGCGAGACGCGCGAAAGTCTGCGCGTCGACGGACCATGTATCGCCGGGGATTACTTCCTCGGCGAAGACGGGGATGAGCTTTCCGGCGTCGAACGTCGTTTTATGAGCATGCGAGAGATCGAATGCAGACCGCTGAACGCGGATTTGGGGGACCATTGCGACGTTGTGATTTGAGACGGGCGGAAGTTTCATTTTTTTGTCCTTTTTTTAGTTTGGTGTCAGTCGGGCTAATAATAACAAGGGTTTGATCGCCCGACCCCCACCCTTTTTCCCTCCCCGTTGACGGGGAGGGAGAATACTTATTTTTAACTCTGCTACGTTTTAGTTCCTATTCGCTCGCGGACGTTCGTTCTTCGCTTCGCTTGTCCTCTCTGCGCTCGCGAGCGGTACTAGAGAGCAGAGATTATTTGCGCCTCTACGGGCGCGTTTATCCGCGGGGTCGCGGGGGCATGCGCACGGAGTGCGCACGCCTTATTTCTTTGGTTCCTCCGGTTGTAGGGACTGCGGACGAGTGTCCGGTTCCTTCGGAGGTTTCGGCAATGCCGATTTGTCTTTGAGGCCGAGTTTTACGGCCTCGATGTTATTTTTTGGATCGTTAAGGAAAGTGAGCAGTTCCACAGGATCGTTTTGGAAACGATTGCGAATCTCACTCGAGAGTTGGGCGAATTGTGAGCGTACGTTCGCCACGAGATTGAGAGAAGTTTCAAACTGCTCGGTGTTTGTGAAGTCGCCGAAGATAGGGCGGCGCGAAGGATCGCCAAGAACACCTGTTTTGGCGTAACGAATGAGAATGTTGCGGATTTGCGTGTCCTTTTTGGGAGCTTGCTTCGCACGGGAGGGTTCCTGGTTGATGATTTGGACGCGGGTATTGTGACCGCGACGGCCGGGGAGTAGATCGAGTGTGGTCATCTTTTGCATAAATGCTCCTTTTGGAAGAATGATAGGAACAGAAGTACCGTTGATAGATGAAGTCATAGGATCAGCATTAACATAGTTTCTAATGTTAGCTGGAGGATCAGGAACATTTAAGTCACTAAATGTATGACAAAAGTTTAATCCAAAAGATGTTAATACTAGTAGATCTCTTCCACGCATAGGAATGATATAAACATCATTAAACTGATCATTAGGATTAGCTATTGTAGAAATAGGTCTACCTTGAGAATAGTTACTTTCTGTTCTACTATAGGATTGGACTTTTAATGGAGTTTTATTATTGTATGATCCAACAAAATCATAAGCTGCATTAGCTCCAAGTGTTAATGAAAGATCATTAGTAATAGAAGCTATAGTTCCAATAACTCTTCCATAAACATCACAAAGTGTTTGTCCACCAGATAACTCAGATTGAAACTTAGTACCAACTCCAGTTATTGTTGAAGAAACAGTATTAGCAATAATACTTCCAGTTAAAGGAGTATATCCCCTAAAAACAGTACATGAACCATCACTGTTAAAATGGAGCTGGACATCTTTGTCTGAGTTAGTAGTGTCTGACCAAAATAGTTTTATGAGGTTTTGTGAATCAGAGTTTTTCTTTTGTAACTTACTAAAAGAGAAGAATAAAGGTTCGTTTCTTTCTACTCCTCCATTAAGTTGAATAGCTGCAGATTGTCTAGCAGCTACAGAAGATGCAGAGATAATATATGTATCTCCATTTCCATAATAATCAATATCTAACCAATCATTGCTACCACCAGCAGAAGTAAAAGTAAAATCTGATTTTTGATATCTTGCGTAGTTACCAGAAAAGTTAGTCTTCCAATCATTTGTCATTGGAAGTGGAAGTCCAAATACACTTAACGTAACAGGATCTATTAAACAGTTATTTTTAGTACCAGCATCAACTTGTGTTCCATCAGTTGCAAATACGAAAGGACCTTTTCTGTTTTGTCTCTCTTGTGGATAATCTATATAAACTCTTAAATCCAGATCTTCAAGTCCTGTTGGCATTATGTTCTCCTAAAACTAAAGTTTAAGTTATTGCTATTACTATAACCTCTAACTATTTTTTCTACTCCTCTAACAATGTCATTATTAGCATTTATTT